CTGGGGAACGTGCCGAGAGCTTGCTATTCGGGAATCTGAGCGCCAGCCGCTGTCGCGTGGCCAGTCGCACGTAGTCCAGCGTGCGAATCGTAGTCAGGTCCAGCAGCGCAGGATCAACGATCCCGCTGGCATTGGTGACATACGTCGAGATGAGTCGGCAGATTGCGACATTCTCGCCCGAGTCCACGATCAAGGGCGTGACGCCGTTCTGCAGTAAATCCTCTTGCTGCGTGCGCGTCAATCTGTCCTGGTAGTTGGACGGAGGCAGGCCAGGCACCACGACGCTATCATACGGCTGTGCCGGGTCTTCCTGCGATGCCACAACCCCAGCCAGTGCCCCGGCGATGTACGGAGCCGACGCTTCCATGCCCACGGTCGTAGGCCCAGGCAGATAACCCACTGCGATCCGACCGTGATTGGCCGTCGTGCCTCCGAGCGTCTTGACGGCGGAATAGTATGCGCCGGTGCAGAGGTCGTTGTACCCGAGCACTGCCACGGCCGGGCGCTGCTCAGTAGAACTTGACACCCAGTCCAAATACGTCTTGAGCGCCGCGACCATCGTCGGATCTACGCCCTGGACAGCGATTACGTCGTGTCCAGCCGCCGCGATGGCTGCCAGGGCGCCGGTTGTCGCCGATCCGATGTTGATGTCCCCGGACCCACCACTCATGCCGGTCGCCGTTGACACCTGTCCTGTCGCACCGGCGAACACGTAGGACACCGGGATGTAGTTGCCGGCGACGCCCTTGTTTCGGGCGACCAACAACAACCCATTAGATCCGGTTACGCTGACAGTCACAGCCAGATCGCCAGACGCAGCAGCGATCCCACTCGCCAGGCCGCCTATGGTCGTAGCGGCGGTATCAGCACTTGCCACAGACCACGAAATATGGTGATTGTCAACGTACAGGTCCGCCGTCCCCGCTGCTGCCGCCGTCCCCGTGACCATCACCAGCGCCTGTGCCGCGGCCGCTCCTGCTGGATCGTCAATCCCGACGTAGTCCACGCGCGCGAGGTTTGGGTTTGCCACGAGCAGGGCTTTTACCATTCGATGCACCACCGAGCCCGTACCGGCGTACAGGGCCGCGTCGGCGTCGCTGAACACCTGCTGTAGTGTCTGTGATGCGGTCGTGCCCGAGATTGTTTTCTGTGCAATCACCACGGCCTTCTGCGCGTTTGCGGGCACGCCACGCACAGCCAGAGACGTGTTGATCTCGGTGTACACCCCGGGCTTGCGGATGCTCGCCGGGATGGTCGAGAAAGAGATATTTGGGCTTGACATGCGCTACTCCTTCTGAGCCTTCGGAGCCTTGACAGGTTTCGGGTCAACGAGCACGCCTTCGCCAATGTGCATGCTCACGATGTAATCTGCATCGTCAAGTTCAACAATATCGCCGGATTTGACGCGCTGTTTTCCTATGCGGAATTCGAATCCGCCAGTAACAAGGAATGTTCGCTTCATGCTGCCCCCGTGGGTATGAGTATCACATCCTGCGCATCCGGCCCGGTTGGCGTATGCCCGCCGGTCGGGAAGTAGTTGCCCGTGGGCAGGTAGTAGTTAGCCAGGATTGACAGGAACGGCCCGAGGTCGCCCGCCTGGTCTGCCTGTGTGAAAGCCATGGTGCACCAGAAGCGCAGCTCGTACATCTGGAATCCGGCGCGCGCGTACTCGGGCGATGTGACGGCGCGGAAGCTCTCGGGGAACAGCGGCCCCTCCATGTCTTCCACTTCGTCAACAAACTTCTGGATCATCAAGCTCTGGGTCACACCTTCCAGAATCGCGTAGACCGCCTCGCGCCGCTGGGCGTCACCCGGTATCCCTGGCTTCATGTTCTGGATCACCACGTATACCGACACATCACATCGGGCCTTGTACGTGGTCATCGTCACTTGCTGATACGTCGCGCTTTGCACAACCACGTTGACCGCAGGTTTGGTCAGGTTGATTGTCGTGCCATCCACCAGATCACGATATCCAATCTCTCGGATATCAAGACCGTCTGCCTTGAGCTTCGAGGTGATGGCCTCTGCGAGTGCCGCGATCATATAAGGAATCCACTCCACGGCGTACCAGCTCCGCCGCTCTGAGGGCTGCCACTAGCCGTTGTGCTATCCGATCCGCTCGTGATCCCGCCAACAACCGACGGCCGGCTATTTGACAAAAAGAAGGTCGGCTCCTGAGATGGTGGGTTTGGAAACGGACTGATCTGGCCCTTCTGCACCCGCATCAATATCTCGACGCAATCCTTGTAGTCCTCAGTCAGAGGCTCTGGCAACGTCAAGCTAAATGAGCGCCTGAACAAAAACCATGTTGACAGTCGAATCGAGATGTCTCTGATCATCGAGGGAACAGTCGTGAGCGGTAGATCATACCGGCCGCGAATGTGCCCGTCGATGAAGTCGTCAGCCTTGCGAATGGCCTCCGCCAGCTTCTCGGTGTCAATCTGCCCAGTGTCATTGTCGTCAGTCAACTGTATCAACTGCGACTCTGGCAGAGTGTTCTTCAGGTCTGTTACTGTGCAATATGCCATTTTGCCTCATGCGGGGTGTGGTGGCCCTTTACAAGAACCACCACACCCCTAGCTACGCCGTAGTAAGGAGGGACTGACTACGACGAAATCGTATTCTTCCAGAGATAGCCGAGGTCTGCCATCATGGCACGGATGTCGACCCACTCCATGACCTCGTATATGCTCTGGTGATTCCACTCTTCGCGGTACGTTACCGACCGGCGCCACGCGCCATTCTCCTCGAGCCTGTACTGATAGCCGGGGCTCGGGGTCCGAAGCCCTGCACTCGGCGGCCTGTAGAACAGGAACGCGTTTCCCTTTCCGGCAGACGATTCCCACACGTTGAGCATCGAGACCGTTGAGCTTTCGGGCTGCGTCTCTTTGGCTGTGGTGTAGATCGCCTTGCCGACGAGCACGGTGTCAAGCTGGAGCAACGCCGCGATGAGCTGTTCGGTGATCACTCCGGTTTGCGTGTATTTGATACGATCGAGCACTGCCGGGCACGTTTGCAACTTTGTAAATGTCCCATAGTCAATGACGAGCGTATTGGGCACAAGCCCTGTTCTGGACTGGACGGCGATTTTGCCAGCGAGGACGTCGGTGACGAAGGTGTTGGTTGAGCTATCGGTACTCGCCCACGCGCCCGCCAGACCTGTTCCGCCACTAACACCATCGGCCCAGGTTTGCGCAAAGATGTTCTGCGCGATCTGGTACTCTTTGAACAAGTCGATCTGATCGGCGCAGAAGATCAGCGCTTCCTGGATCGGCTGGATCGGCAGCGCCATCGGCTCCTGACTCGCGAACAGAAGCTCGTCGGTCACGGCCTTACCGAACGCAACCTGCTTCGGGTCGATGTTCTTCGTTGTGATGCTGTAGTCACCGCGCTTCGCAGTCGTACCCTCGGATCGCCAGTCGGCCCCAATGCGAAACCACGGCTGACGGTCATAGAGCGCGACCTGAGTCCGTCGATTGAGACCGTTGATTATCGGGTAGACCTGGTCACCGATATACGACGGGTTGCGAAACGCAATGGAAACATTCTCCAATGCGCCTCTGATTACGACCTGTTGGGAGGTAGGAACCATATCCAAATCCTTTCATAGTTGCGGTTGACAATGGGTAGCCCCTTGACTGGGGCTACCCCGGCATCAGTTGTTATCAGCTACCCGTCGGACCCTTGGCACCCGTCGGACCCTGCGGACCGGTCGGACCCTGCGGACCGGTCGAAGCCTGGGCACCCGTCGGACCCGCTGGGCCGGTCACGCCAGACGTTGGCGCGAGATCGACCAAACGACACATCACGATCTGGTTCGCTGCCGTCGAGGCTTCCATGAGCCGCGCACGCGCCACGGTCATATCGGTAGACGCATTCACGCCACGGCCACAGTTCATGGCCGTTGTAGCATCGTATTCCGCCTTGACATAGGTGCCGATTGGATACGCTGCCGTGACCTTGATTTTGGAGATTCCGGCCCACGAAAGGCTTACGGGCATACCGCTGACAGGGGCGTCCTCGATAATGCCGTCTGCCGGGAACCCTCCGCCAGTAGTGGGGAGTCCGATAGTACCATCCGAGGCCAGAACGCCGAACTTGTGAATCCCGTCGGTGCTCATGTCAAGGCTCGAGAGCCCGCTGAGCGCCCAATAATTCAGTTGCACAGCCATTTGTCAATCCCCTTTCACTTTATGACGATCTGGGTCATGTACGCCTGTACCTCTGCCGGGTGCTCACGGGCGACCTTGGCAAAGGCGGCGCTATAGTCCATCTTCGGATTCGCCTTGATTTCGGCTTCACAGAAGTCACTCACCAACTTGGACGCATCCGCGGTCGGGTCGAACTCCGGCTTAGCCGTGGCAGTCGTCGCGTGCTCGCCGAATGAGAACTGCACCGGGTGCGCGCGCATCCACTGCTTGTAGTTGTCAACCTCTGGCGTGGCATGCGTCTCGGCGAAGTTGGCAGCCTTGCTGTCCGTGGCCCTGCATAGCGCCATCTGTTTGAGGTGCCCTTCGACAAGACCAGGCATCACGCGGCCCTCGGCAACCATCTCCTCGCAGAACTGCTTGTCCTTGGCTGCGTCTGTGCTCTCGGTATGGCTCGACGCCAGCGCCTCGTGGGTCTTGACCAACGCCTCGTGCTTCTTCTGCAGCTCTTCGTGCTGTTTGGCAAGATCCTCGTGTGCCTTCTGCGCAGCGTCGTGCTTCGCCTGCAAATCCTTGAGCGCCTTCTCGGATTCCTCGTAGCTTGACAACTTCGTCTGGACTGCCGTCAGCGCCCCTTCGGTCTCGTCGAAATGCTTCTTCAGCGCGCTGACCTGGTCCTCCGTGAATTCCCCTTTATCAACCGCGGCTTTGAACGACGCAAACGCCTCGCTGAATCCGGCGCGCATTTTCGCGAGAATTCCCTCTTGCGCCTCGGGCTCCTTCGGCTGCGCCGTAACCTGCACTGTCTTCTCGCCAGGCCCCACCGGCCCAGTGATGATTTTCTCGGGACCTGCCATAGAGATCTCCTTCTGGGTAATAGCTCCGGTCGTCTCGCGCGTGATAGGCACGCGATCCTGCGGGCCGGGCTCTGAGTGGTTTGTGTCAACGTCCAATTTGAACCGAGAGAAAAGGCGCTCGAAGAAACTGATCTCGCGCCGCAGCATCTTTACCTCTAGGTCATCGGGCTCGGCAACCGGCGACGCGAACTCAAACGTCTTCGCCTGCGTGCCATTGTCGGCGAACTTATACGGCCCGAGTCCAGGCACGGCCGGCTGTACGCCCCCGAGGAATCCCAGGTGGCGTATGTTGAGGTCAGGGTAAAGGCTGATGCTGCGGAACTTGTAGGCCCCAGCCTTCAGGGCCTTTACAAAGTCTGTGTTGAGCTGGTCAAGATGCGCCATGAGCTTGTCGCCTTTGACTCGAACTTTGTCAACCCACCCATACGCCGGGCTGTCGTCCTTCGGGTGTCCGAGCACTACCGGCGCCTGCTTGTGATCTGGGTTTTTGGGATCGACACGAGCGTTGTACTGCTGCGCGATGATGTCGAGATGCTTCGGCTCCCACTTGTGCTCGACGCCCTCGCTGTCACGGTGCGTGCCGACTTTGAACGCTTCGACCCACATGTCATCGTCCTCGTCGTCCTCGCTGTAGACGGGCTGATCGCGCCTCTGGATCTGCTCGCCAACGAGGTCGGGTTTGATGTCTCCATTGCGCGGGAAATCTGCTTTGGTCGTCTGTAGGCCGATCACGGGGTCGGGCTCGTGCGCCATCGTGATCTCGGCGTGGTTGCCGCTGTAGTAGAGCGGGGAGATGCGCATAGTGCGGTCTACAGCCAACTTAGGCGACGCTTGCGCCTTGTCAGTTGCCGACGCGGGCCCGAGGAATACGCCGTTCTGATCCCTGGCCTCGGGATCGGTCAATTTGGGTTTCGGCTGTCCAGGGGCCTTTGTCGGCGTTATATCACGCGACTCTGCCAGTGATGGCATCTTATCCTTGCCGATGTGATAGACCTTCACATTGTCACGCGCCGGGGCTGGAGCGGCCCCGCGCTGCTCTGGAGTATCCGCCGACAAGGATAGCATGCCATCTGTGATGCGCCTGATGGGCATACGCGGTGTGGTCTGCCCGATACTGAGCGCCTGCGGGCCAGGGCCAACGCTCGCGTTGGTAGCAGCCGGCCGGATAGACACAGCCGTTGCCGATAGGTGGTTCATGATCTTACGCAGGATCTTGATCATAGGCCCTCACCGTATTGTACACAGGCATATATCCGGCATATGCCCTACTGCCTCAGCCACTCGTCCAGGGCGTTGCTGATTATGGCATCAAGAACGGCCAGGTCAGACTCCAACACCTCTCCGAAGTCGCGCTGTGACATGA